AGTCACAGAGGAGATGCGGGATGCGATAATTAAGCTCGCCGGAGAGCGGGCATTTTTCGAGACCCGCGAAGTATGGATCGCGCGAGCGGCGCGCCGAGCCGGGATCACAGCAAGACAGGCGAAGGCGTTTTTCTACCGAGAGGCGTCTTCCCCGAGACACCAAGACGTCGAGGCCGTCAGGCTCGCCGTCGCAACGCTGAACTCAGCCGAGGAGGCAAGGGACAGTGAACGACGAGACCGAGAACTCGAAGAACTCCGCGCCATCGTCGACCGGCTCGAAGCGGTCGCCGATCGTCTCGATGAGCATCATCTGCGGGCGGATGCTGGCGCGATTCGGGACGTGGCTCACCGAGCGCGGGCTCGGCTTAGTCATTTGGGCGAGGAGCCGTGAAGCATGAAAGCGATCTTCTGTTCCGTCGCGCTCATCGCGAGCGTGTCTGCGGCGTCGGCGCATAGCTGGTACGATCCGGCCTGCTGCTTTGGCGACGGCGTATCCGGCGACTGCCAGCCGATCCCCGCCTCGTCTGTCGAGGTGATCCCCGGCGTCGGCTACCGCGTGACGCTGCGCCCTGGCGACCATGGCGACGTGACCCGTGAGCACGTTTTCACGGTCGCGTTCGGCAGAGAGCGCGCTTCCGGCGACAACGAGTGGCACGCATGCCTTTGGCCGCGGGAGGACACTCTTCGCTGTCTCTATCGCCCTCCGATGGGGATGTGAGCATGGCAGAGCGTCTTGTCACCGCTTTCGGCCAGACGTGGAGCGTCCGCGAATGGTCACGTCGCAGCGGCATCAACGAAGCGACTTTGACCCACCGCCTCAAAAGCGGCTGGCCTGTCGAGCAGGCGCTCACGCAGACGCCGCGCCCGGTTGATCATCCCTTCGTTCCCCGCGATACACCACCGCCTCCGCAGTCCGACGTCGACCCCGACGCTTGGCTTCTCCAGGTCTGGGAAGACCCGCGCCGTTGCGGGCGCTCGTTCGAGCTGGCGTTCGCAATTCACCGCGCCGTGAAGGAAGGCCGCTGGCCTCTGAGTGTTTCCGACCTCGGCCGCGAGGCGAACATGCACCGCCGGTCGCTGCAAAGGCTCCTGCCGGCGCTGGAGCACTGCGGTCATCTGGTGCGCTCTTACGCCTGCCAGTGCCGCGTCGACATCATCCTTATCGACAAGTCCGCGCCGGCCGAGCCCGCGCTGATGGCAGCGGAGTGAGACGATGAGCTATCATGCCTTTCTCGATCGCAAGCGCATGGTCGACCCGATGACGGGAATGGCCGATGTTCCGCCGCTCCCGTCTTTTCTATTCCCACACCAACGCGACATCGTGCAGTGGGCTCTTCGGCGTGGGCGGGCCGCGATCTTTGCCGGCACGGGCCTTGGCAAGACGTTGATGCAGCTTGTATGGGGCGATGAAGTCGCGCGCTTCACTGGCAAGCCCGTCATCATCTTTGCCCCGCTCGCCGTGGCGGCACAGCATGTGCGCGAGGCGGAACGGTTCGGTATTTCCATCCGCATGGTTCGGTCGCAGGATGACGTTGATCCTGGTCTGAACGTCACCAACTACCAGAAGATCGGCGCGTTTTATCTTTCGGCGTTCGGCGGGGTCGTGCTTGACGAGAGTTCGATCCTGAAAAGCACAGATGGGCATTACCGGACGCGCCTCGTGGAAGAATGCGCCGCGATCCCGTTCCGTCTCGCAGCAACCGCGACGCCCGCACCTAACGACTTTATGGAGCTAGGCAATCACGCAGAGTTCCTCGGCGTCATGTCGTACACCGACATGCTCGCGACGTTCTTCGTCCATGATGGGGGCGAAACGCAGAAGTGGCGTCTGAAGGGTCACGCTGAGAACGAGTTCTGGAAGTGGATGGCATCGTGGGCGGTGATGCTCCGCAAGCCATCTGATCTCGGCTATCCGAACGAAGGATACGACCTTCCTCCGCTCCACCAAACGCAGCACACCGTCGCTGTGGACTACGCGCCGAGCCTCGACACGGGGCTCTTGTTCCCGATCGAGGCGCGATCGATGAAGGAGCGGCTGTCCGCTCGCCGCAATACCGTCGCCGAGCGTGTCGCTCTAGCCGCGCAGATTACGCCGACTGATCGCCCTTTCGTCTGGTGGTGCAATCTCAACGCCGAGAGCGAGGCGTTGGTAAAGGCGATCCCGGGCGCGGTTGAGACGCGCGGCTCTGATCTTGACGACGTGAAGGAATCGAAGCTCCGCGACTTCTCCGAGGGACGGACGCGCGTCCTCGTCACGAAGCCTGGAGTCGCAGGGTTCGGGATGAACTGGCAACACTGCGCCGACACTGGATTTGTCGGACTTAGCGACAGCTTTGAGCAGGTGTTTCAGGCCATCCGCCGGTTCTGGCGTTTCGGGCAAACGAAGCCCGTCAACGTCCATTTCATCGCCGCTGAGACTGAGGGCGCTGTCGTCGCCAACATTCGCCGCAAGGAGACGGACGCCGAGCGTATGGCTGCGGCCATGGTTCGGCACATGGCCGATCTCTCTGCTGAAACCATTCGAGGAGCTGTGCGCGAGCGCTCTGATTATACGCCAGCGCAGCCCGTCATCATCCCCGACTTTCTGAGGCTCTGAACATGCGCCAGCACGAGCACATCAAGGCCGTCGATCAGGTCGTCACTGCCGACTACGCCATTTACCAAGGCGATAGCTGCGAAGTACTGCGAGCCGTTCCCGGCGAGAGTATCCACTTCGGCATCCATTCCCCGCCGTTTGAGGGTCTCTATAAGTTCTCAAACTACGATCGCGACATCTCAAACAACGAAGGGGGCGCGTTTTGGGAGCACTACGCTTTCCTTATCCAAGAGCTGTTCCGGGTGACGATGCCGGGCCGCATTCACGCGGTCCACGTCATGCAGCTCCCGACGAGCAAGATCAGGCACGGCCACATCGGCATGCGCGACTTCCGTGGCGAGGTTGTGCGAGCCTACGAGGATGCTGGGTGGATCTTCCATTCCGAGGTCTGCATCTGGAAAGACCCTGTCATCGCGCAGCAGCGCACGAAATCGATTCGGCTCCTGCACAAGCAGATCACGAAGGACAGCACGATCTCGGGGCAGGGCCTCGCGGATTACGTCGTGACCTTCCGCAAGCCGGGTAAGAACCCCGAGCCGGTCAACGGGCTGTTCGACGGATTTTCGGGCGACGATAGCCTCGACATCTCGCGCGAGGCTTACGAGCGGCATGCGGCGAACACGCGGGCGGACGGTCGCGAGCCGTGGCCGTTCGATCAATGGGTCTCGATCCTCGTCTGGCAGCGCTACGCTTCGCCCGT